AATATCCTCGCAGGAACGGTATTTGTATTTTCCAAAAGAGTTGTACTGCCCTTTCGGGGCTTTCAGTTTGCTCTGCACAATCATGAGTTTCTGATAAACATTAGTAGCCATATCTCTGTCCCTCCACGTAACTCTCCACCGAGTGACGTTCACAACAGTCAAGGTGGAATTTCATGCCGCCGATCTCGTAGTAATAGTCATCCGTGATATGCTCCCCGCAAACGTCACACACGGGGCACATCTTGATGAATCTCTCTTCCTCTACGTCCCTGTTATCAATTCTGTCGCCCATCTTTCTCACCTCTTAACCATTCTCTGTAATTGCTTGTTTCGTTCACCATGTCGTACTGCTTGCTTACTCTCCTCACGGATTCACAGTGTTCCATCTGGGTTGCGTCCACACAAATGGAGTTGTACCTGTCATCGTCCTTGTCGATGATTGTTGTAATCATCGTGTGCTGATAATCCTCGTATCCGTTGCGGCGCATGAAATCCAAAAGGTTCTGCGCCTGCTCGTACATATAGTCAAGAAGTATTTTTTCTCTGTCTGTCACCATAGATCTATGCCTCCTTATTCTTTGATTATTGATAGTGTCGTGCCGGCAAATACAATCGCCGCAATCATCCACACGGCAAACGCACCTATGGAGTCCAGTGCGGAATCAATACCGCAGCCCATAAGGGCAAAACTGATAAATAATACTGCGTTTCTCATAGTTCCCCTTTCTTAATAAGATTTCGCAGTTTGCATCCGACTGCATCTCTGGACCTGTTTGGAAAATATTCGGCAATTTCTCTGCGGCTGATCCCGCTCCTGTGCAACTGCTTGAGTTTTTTTATTTCCTCGTAAGTCCATGCGTTTTCAAGGTTTTCGTTTCTTGATTTGTATGCCCTTTCCCGCTGTTTGTCAGTGATGCATTCCAGTGACATCTTGCAGGAATTCTCCGAATCAGTTTCCACTCTTACCGGAAGTGTTGGCGCCGGGGCTCCCGGCAGATTTTGCCTTTTCACATAAGCTTTTGATTTCATCGGCTATCCTTTTGTTCTTCATTTCCTGTGTTTCGTATTCACTGCATCGGCCCCTGCGCTCCATGCAAACTGGAAAATATACACAGGGTCCGCATGGATCAGCTTGCCTGCTCAATTTTCTTAATTTCAAAGAAAACATCCGCCAATTCGCTCAACTGGCTATATTTTCTGCGGAAAGCCTTTAACTCGTTCAGAGCATTGAGCAGAAGTGCGCTTCTCATGTTTTCGTCGGAAAGTGCTACCTCGATAGGCGTAAAGGATCCTGACCGTGCAGGCGCCTTGCTTACCACATTGACGAACGCCGCCTGTGAAATTACGGAAGCATTTGATTCGTTGACGATTTGCACTTCTACGGAATTGATCGCGATTGTCGCCTGTTGCAGTCTGTACCGCTCCGCAGCTAGCGAATCATTCCACTCGAAGAGGTTATGCGTCGGTGCATCCTCTGGTCTTGAGGCCTCCAGAAATCTTGCTGAAGTGAGTTCGCCGTTTTGTGCGAGTTCTTCCAATGTCTCTCCTACTACTTGTGCAGGGACTTTGAAATTGAATCCCTTACGATATGAATACTTGTTTGTAAATGCTGGCATTGTGCCTCCTTTCTAAATAGTTGGTGTTTCGTGCCGTGACTGCCTTGACATGGCCCACCATTCCACGATTTGCCGCAACATACTGCACCTCGCCTCGACTGCCTAACCCCGGCCAAACGCACCAGAACTCGCCGTGCCAGAACTTGCATCGCCTTGACTGCCTAACCTTGCCCAACCTCACATCGCACAACCGTGACATGCCCCGCAAAACCTTGACTGCCTCGCCTAACCTTGTCTTAACAAGACTTGCCATTACTAACCTCAACAAGCCATGACTGCCCCGCCTAGCCCCGACAAAACGCGCCAAACCTCACAGCGCCATAACTTGCCCCGACTGCCGTGCCTCTCCGAACGTCACCGCGCCGCACCTAAACGTGCCCAAACATGACTGCCTTACCTAAACTCGCATTGCCCAACAATACCCCGCCCGTCCCGGACTCGCCATTCCCAAACATGACTGCCAGACCATACCGCGCATCGACTTGCCAAAGCTCAACTTACCCTAACGCGCCAAACCTAAACTGCCTTGATCATTTAACAATCTCAACATGGTACATTCCGAAGATGCCGTCTCTCTCAGGTCTCCACTCGCCGACGCCAACACCTGCACCGCCCGCATTGATCACGTTGATAATGTCGTCGAACGTCATTCCGAAGCCGGTGTTAATGCTGAGAGTTAAATCACAGTACCAGTTCTCAAACATCGGCCTGTATCTCAGATCAGATGAACCCATGCCGACCTTAACCATGTCTTCGCGCATAACTGGAACACTTCCACGGATCCATACGACCTCGCCGCACTCCGATTTAAGGAAATACGCGCCCCTCAGTGCCATCTGGTTTTTAACCCATCCCATACGGTATGCCGCAGAGTTGCCAGCTAACTTGAAAGCGGAAACAGGAAAGCCGAACTTCGCGCCCTCTTCGATCGCCTTGTCGAAAAGCTCCTCTGTGACCACATCGCGGCTTTCATTGGTGGAAGGGTCTTTGATGATCTCGGTGGGCATTTCGGTGATCCAGTAGAGAGCTCTTGCAAAATCATCAAAGGGCATCTTGCAGGGTTTCTTCTTCGTCTTGTTCTTCCCTGTCTGGGCGTCAAGCATTTCCTTCTTTGCCTTCTCGCTCCAGTTGTGGACGATCAGAGGGGAGTCTCCCACGATGCGGATTTTGGTTGTCTGCTGTTCAAAATTGCGGATAACTACTTCTTCTGTTTTCTTTGTTGCCATTTCTTCCGTTCTCCTTTTCATTCAATAATGTAGTCAAGTTTTCTTTAACTCTTCAGGTGAATAAACATCATCGGCAGAGAAGCCTGTAATATACAGAATTGCGTAGTAAATATACATCTTCATCTGGCTAGGGTCGTTCTCGATAATGTTGTACCAAGAAGGCGTAATATCTAGCTTTTTCGCCATTTCTTCCTGTGTCAGTTTTGCGGCAACACGCGCCGCTTTTACTGGAATCTTCTGCATTTTGTACCTCCTCTCTTGTGAAATTTCATCAGTAACTATTGCCTATTGTAGCCAAGTTTTATTTGACTGTCAAGAGGAAAACACAACTAAATTAAAGTTTTGTGATATACTCAAATGCTTGCCGATAAAATCGACCCAATGGCTCTAAAAGCCGTCTCAGCGTTCCAACAAACATTTCAAGTCGAATAGTCGTGCCAATAGAAAAAGCCCCGCAAAACGCCAAATACAGCGCCTTACGGGGTATTTTATCTGCCGGCAGCGGGGATCGAACCCGCACAAGGTAGGCGTGTATACGTACGTATATCGGAATTGTGCCGAAATGCGTTCCAAATCACTCCGACCATTCCAGTATATCCTCGATGCTACAATCAAGTGCCCGTGCCAGTTTAAGGGCAGTCAGTACGGAAACCTTGTCGATGTTCCTTGCTCCAACCTCCAATGCTTGGAGAGTCCTGACAGACATCTCTGCCGCCTTTGCCAGTTCCGACTGACTCATGCCAGATGCTCTGCGCTTGTCTTGTAACTGTGTCATCACTGCACCTCCATTCTAATGTCATCTATGAAATAAAAATCACTCAGACCGTTTGCATAACTGATTTTGATGTGAGTCTTGTCAACTTCGATTTTGGTGACGTTCTCACCATTCCTTTCTGCGATTACTTCCCCCGCCTTCTGGTGGAAGAATCCATCTGTGTCTCTTGTTGCGATGATCTTGATGCTCTTCATTTTTCTCTCCTTTCCGAGAGGGAGTTGCCTCCCTCTCTTGAATCTATGTTGTCGAGTTACTGACTCGCAATCAGCCTTTGTAGAAGTATGCGTATCTTCCGCACATCCCTGTGTACCATCTGTGGAGACCCTTGTAGATGGAGAAGAGTTTCAAACCGTTTTCTCTTGCGTACTCTTCTGTAAACTCCTTTGCTTCTTCATCGTTCGTGGTGTCCATTCTTACCATCTTGACGATTGTGACATTACCGATCTCGATGTTGTCAACTGCCTTGTTCATATCGAATTCCTGTGTTCTCATAATTTCCTCCTTAGTGGTTTATTTCCTGTTCCTTATGATATTATTATACTACCGTGGTAGTATAATGTCAAGCATTTTATACGCCTTTAGTAGTATTTTTGAGTAAAAAAAGAGAAGGCTTTCACCTTCTCTTTTCTTCACTCATATATCTTATTAATCACTCCATCATACAGTCTTGGATGCATCACATGAAGCGTGGACATTAATTCATCCATCACCTTCATCACCGCGTCCTCATTCCTTCCGTGGATCAGCTTGGCAAATTCGCTGTCTCCCTCATAACTTATTGTCCCCGGCTCACTCCCGGACATCGAATATGGATCGTACTCCATAGGGCGCGTTTCCTGCCCGGCTGCCTTGTTTTGTAAATGGTCCCGTATGATGTAGTAGGCCGCAAGCTTGATGCAGGTCTGAGCATTCGGGGACTTTTGCCCCTGCATCTCGGCTATGGCTTCCCGCAGATCCTCTTCACGTATCACAGGAAGCCACCCCCTTTACATCTGCTCAAGCTTATTGATCAGCTTGTGGAACTCTCTCCTTGTGGATTCATCCGGAGCTCTGTCCATCAGGTCGCGCAGCTCTTCCACCATGCCGTCATCATAAGACATCCCTCCGCGTCTGGAAGTGTACCGGCCCATAGCGTCACGCCTGCGTGCATAGGAATCCCCTCCGCGCTCGCCATAGCTTCTGCCATTGTAGCTTCTGCCGTACATCGGCATATAATAGCCTGATTCGCCATCGTCCTCTGCCTCCATCATGGCGATAGTAGTCTTCACGGACTTAATGGCATGAGTAAGACGGTCAAGGTACTCCAAGTCACCGGAAGACATTTTTCCACCGGCTCTCTTGATCTTTTCATTCGCCTCTCCCAGCTCGCGGGAAAGGGTCTCGCATGTTTCATGCAAATCTTTTAAATAATCCATAATTACTCCTTTCACGCGGTTCTTCTAATACTGAGACTTCCGTCAACAACATTAATGAGCGGCGTGGGGACGGTCGCTGGATCGTTGACCGTGCCATTGACATACTCGACGGACGCCGTAAAGCAGCATCCGCGGGGCACATCGACGGTCGCCCGGCTCGTAACATTGCCGTATTCGTCCACAGCTGCAGGAGTTGTAATGCTCCTGCTGCCGTTTCTCTCTTCTCCCGAAATCACGATCGCGGTCGCAATTGGTGTGACCGCTCCGCCTTCGGGAATCGCAATGTTCCCTGTAAATTCAAGCTCATACCTGGCAAAGCACGCCGTCGGGTTGTTGACGATGCCACGCAGAACGAAAATCCCAGACCCAGAAGCATGAATTACATAGCCCTTATTGCATCGGATGGAATCAATGAACGGAATTGCTGTGTTAAGCGCTACACTCTCCACAGAATCGCGAGTCAAATATTCTGACATGCCACACCTCCTCAGAAGTTACCGCCGCATCCACATCCGGCGTTGTTGCCGCCGCAGGTGAAGATAGGCTGGTTACCATAAACGGGCTGAGAAGGGATCGGGCAGGAACGAAGCTCGCTTACGAGCTGATTTGCCGTTGCCGCCTGCGCCGCACGGATCTGGGCTGTCTGATCAACCTGAGAAGCCTGACCGCGAGCGTACATAAGCTCGGAACGAAGGTTGGCATTCTCTCTGCGCTCTGCATCAAGACGATCCTGGCAAAGGTCATCCTTTATAGACTGGATACCTGCGGTGATCGCATTCACGATGGCATTTGTGTTGCCCATGTTCTGCATGGTCACGTTCTGAAGAGCGTCACCAACTGCCGCACGGTCCGCGCACGCTTCTGTCGCTACGGTGTAACGAAGGTCAGCTACTCCGGCATTGACGCCGTTAAAGCCCTGCATGTTTGCAGTCTGCTCCGCGAAGGATCTGTTAAGGTTCGCGATCTCGTTTGCGTTCATCTGCTGAGAAATTGCATTCTGAGCGCCTGTGATCGCCGCCGTAGTCCCGGCGAAACCATTGCAAAGGGACTGCTGAACCCCCGCAAAGCCATTGGCCATACCCATCTGGATATCGCCGCAGCATCCGCAAAGCTGAGTTGCAAGAGCGCTCACACCATCTCTGACGGAAGTGACGGAATCATGAAGCTGTGCATCGCGGAATCCGTCGTTGACATTGTTGTTGATTCCATTCTGGCCATTCAGAAGCCAAGGGAAATCAATGCCAAGGCCGCCACCAAAGCCGCCGAAGCCACCCATGCCCCATCCGTTTCCACCGATGAGAAGGAGCAACAGAATCCAAGCCCAGTCTCCGCCAAAGCCCATTCCACCGCCGTTTCCATACATGGGAGCGACAGGCATTACCATCGAATTATCATCTGTAAGTGCCATATAAAAGTACCTCCGATTGTTCTTGTCGGTTAAGGGCGCCCACATACTGAGCGTCCGTGTTTCTTTATCTACATACCGTGCGCACTGGTCTGTATTCAATGTGTTTTCAACGCATACAATGCGTTGAACGCGTTAGACTAAAATTTCAACGATTAGTCAACGTTTAGTCAAAGATTAGTCAAGCTTATCTCCTGCTAAACATCCTCAATAGCTGTTGCACTCTTCCATTACCGATCTGCCCGGTCTGCACAAGGCCGTTGATGATCGCCTGCGGATTCCGGGTGTCAACTCCCTGTGGCAAGTTATAGCCCAACTTTTTAAGGTATGCCGCCGGATTGCTCTTAATATCCTGCAATGCCTGCTGCTGTGTCTGCTGCTGCGGCCTCTGCCCCAATGCTTCAAACATCTGGCTCATTCTCATCCCTCTTTTCTGCGGACTTATACAATTCCGCCAATCGGCGTTCAAATTCTTCCCTTGTTATAAAATCTGCCTGAGGCTTCGGCGGCTCAGGTTCTTTTTTGACGTATTCCGCAAGGCTACTCTGTCCGTTTGCAAAGGCACTCTTTACAAAGATTGTGGAATCATCCCGCGTGATCATCATCTGTGCCTGACCTGCGCCGACCGGGAAATTTACGGCCTCATTACGGTCCGCGATCTGAACGATCTCCGCATGGATCGTCGGCGGCGTCATCATCTGAGTTTGCTGAGATGTTCCAGACATTTGTGTCGGGGACATCTGCTGACTGTTTTGGTATCCTCCATAAGGCTGATACTGCGGCTGATAGAATTGCTGATATGACATTGGAAAGCCGTTATTGTATGCCATTTCACGCCTCCTTCCGGTAGTAAACAATCGGGATCATTTCGCCCGAATCGAAAGAATCATAATAATCACCATCGACCACCGTAACCACATGGTCACCGGTTCCTAAAACATACATTCCCATTTTGTTATCTTCGCAAAAATCTTTAATGGTATAGCAGTCGGGGCATGTGTCGGGCAGGTGATGCTTTGTGAATCCGTTTCGCAAAAGCAGATTCCCCCAGACATAGTTTTTTACATAAATGTCTGAATCTCTGATCTGTTGCACGATTGCATAGATACTTGCGGTATCCCAATCAACGCCAAGGGCCTTTGTGAGTGCCCGGATAACACAATCATCAGTTTTCTTATTCTGCGGATTCGGCTGATATTTGATGAACATAGAAAAATCCCCTTCCTACCTAAAATTCTAGGTAAAAAGAGGATTGTTCGGAATGAATGAAACGTGCAATCTGTGTGGCAATTTTGGTGCAAAAAAAGACCACCACGGATATGCTCCGTGATGGCCCTATACTGAAAGGAGGTCAAAATGAAAGAAAACTGCTAATCAATATGTGAGAACAGTCTGCCCTCAGCTTTATATATTATATTCTTCAGCTGCCGTACAGACAGATCAAACTCTTCAGCCAGATTTTCGTAGGTGATACCATCGATCAATCTGCGCTTCAGGATCTTTCTGTCTCTTTCGGCATTCCTGCCAATAATCCATTCATCAATTAAGCTCTCTAATTCTGATCTGGATAAGTCCATTATCTGTTCTTGATCCTTCCGGTGCCATGGCACATGTTACACTTTCTGTATCCTGACTTGCCGCCGGTCTTTCGCCTGCGCCTTTTAGTCGTTGTCTTCACCGTTTGCCGTACTCTTGCCATTTATATGTACCCCGTCATTCACTATCGCATCTCCGCCGCCGTCTGAATTAACGTCCTGTGTAATTTCATTTGTGGTTACAACATCCTCGAATGAATTTTCGTACCAGAGCCATGCTGCGTTTGTGCCGGCAAGCAGCAGGATCAGCACTATGCAAAGAATCCATAGCCTCCGGATCGTGCGCTCCATGCGCGTCATCATGCCTTCGTGTGCATAATATGGAATCGTCTTGTTTTCTTCCATCTTTCACCTCATTGTGGTATACTTCCAACAGGAAGAACCCGCGTGCCATGAAACCTTTGCATTCTGCGAAGGCATGGCACCATTTTTATGTTGAAAAACATTTACTAGCAGTGATGCTTCTCTCCAATCCTTATTATATCACATCGGCAATGATCGCGCCCCATGTCAGCTGACCAACCTCACCATCAGACTGTAGTCCAGATTCTCTCTGGAACGCTACAACCGCATTGTAGGTTAGCTTTCCAAACGATCCATCCACCGTCAAGCCGCCAAGAGCAACCTGCAAGGCTTCGACGTATCGCCCTGTACTTCCACGCTTGAGAAGCGGGAGTGTACGCTTAATCGCCGCCCACGTATTCGGGCCGACTTCGCCGTCAACAGTAAGCCCGTGCGCCTTCTGGAACTCTTTGACCCTTGCTTCTGTCTTTGGACCGAATGACCCGTCGGGCTCAAGGCCGCCGAGAACTAACTGTAAAAATTTTACGGCTTTGCCCTTACTGCCACGTCTGAGGATTCCGTCATCCTCAACTGGTTCTGGCGTTCCTGTGATCAGTTCATACTTCGGGCGACCATAGCCAATGATGGACGGCGAATGAACGGAGTAGGAACAACGTCTGACCTCATCGCCCTTGTTGCCCTCGATGGTGTAGACGATTCCGCCGCTCACCTTTTCGACCAGTCCAGTATGACCGCTCCCGCCAAAGAAAATCTGATGCCCTCTGGCGGCGTTCTGCGTCCATCTGCCCGCTTTTTTGTAGAGGTTGACACTGGCGTACGTGTAATCGTCAAAGTCCCCGCAAAGCACCTTTCGAGCCATGTCTGCGCCATATCCAAAACGCTTGCAAGTCTGAAGAATTACCCAGTCCACAAAAGCGTCGCACCATGGAGCATTTCTGTCCATGTTCCGAGGTTGCAAAGCGTGCATTTCATCGCCGTACTTGGTTTTGTTGTTTGCACCCTCATGTGTGCCGACTTCGGCTTCTGCAATCGAGATAGCAACGTCAATCGGGTTCTGCTTTGGCTTTTCGGGTGCTTTTGTGGAAGCGCCTTTCGCCATTGCCCGCCATTGCTCCGCCGTCAGATATGCCTTGTCGATGTCGATGTTAGCGGAATATCCTGTGATTCTGCCATTTCTGGAATACTGGCGGATTGTGTCACTCTTCCACGCTCCGAAGCCACTGGAATCCGTCCACGGATTGCTCTGGTAATCAGTTCCCGCATTGCTTCCGTACTGAGCGCACCAAAGCGGATATTGACCCGCAACAGGTGACCAGTTGTATTTACGGCACACCGATTTGCTCATGTAAAGTAACGGTCGGACGCCTGTCCGACGATAGACCTCATTGAGCCATGCCAAGCACCACGCCACATCCTGCCCCGTGCCGAATTTGGCGTTTTGGTTGCCTTCCCAATCCAGTGCAAGGATGCACTCGCCAACACGATTACCCAGAGAGCGGACAAAATACTGTGCTTCTGCCTTTGCGTCACGCCCCTCCGCATAGTGATATGCCCCAAGCAGTTTTCCCGCCGCTTTCGATTGGGAATACTGCCTGTCCGCATACGGGTTGAGATAGTCGATGCCCTGCGTGAATTTCACGATCACAAAATCCGTAGTGGTCAGCTTTGCGGGGACAATGCCCGACTGATAACTTGCTATATCGATCCCGTTTAAAGCCATATCGTCACCCCTTAATCAGTTTGTACAACGTATTGATTTCATCCTGCACCTCTCCGGGACGGTATCCACGGTTAAGTAGATACGTCGTTCTTGCATCATCCCTGCCCGCATCCCCTCTAAGGACGGTCTTAACAATGGCAAGGTCTGGTTTTTTGAGCGTCAACGCACCCTTGTAAGCACAAGGATACCAATAGGCGCGACCGCTTTTATAGATGACTCCCCTTCCGCTGTGGAACATGGCATTTATGTCGCCGTGAATGTCGAAGCACTTAATGCCTGCATTCTGTGCGTCCTCTCTGCCCGTCATTAAGAAGTCGGTCAGCTTCGTTGAAAAATCATTGTCCCAGTAATAGACGCATCCATTTTTCTTGAGCCACTGTGCCATCTGCGAAGGCTTGAGCGTCAGCCCGCTGATGTCGTTACCGTGATGCCCGCATTTGATAAATTTCGGATGCAGGTTGTACTTTTCTGCGCACCACAGTGACGCATCGCCTGTGGTCAGATAGGACTGCTCCGGAAACCAATAGCATAGGCTCCCCTCGTTCAGATATGCGTCACTACTGCCGTCCCATGACGGATTTCGGCGGTACACGGTGAATTTGATCTCTCCGTGAACAATCTTGTCCAGATTGTTGAGATATACGACATTAATGCCCTTTGCCTTTGCTTCCCGGATGACCGTCCGCAGTGCGTCGATGTCGCTCTTTACGTCCGAGTTATGAGCGGTGATCGTGTCGGGATTCTGACAGTAGAGTGCACGAGGTTTGAAATAGGAATCGTTAATGATTTTGCGGATTCCATAGCGGTGGTCATAATGCGGATGAGAGATGTGCAGATATGGATTCTTGATGCCTCTTGCCTTGAGCGCAGAGATGAGTCTGTCCGTGCATTTACCGCATCCGCCGTCAATGACCTCAAAGTTCTTTCCATCATCGATAATGGTCGCATCTCCCAGACGGGTGTTGCCGCCTGAGAAATCGCTTGCATATAAGCCAATGGCTTGCAGTCTAATCATACACTCTCACCACCTTTGCGATATTCCGACGTAGAAATATGCAGACAAGCACCAAGAAGTGCATCAACCGCCATAATTGTGGCGGGGATTTCCGCACCGTATGGAAGTCCCCAAATCTTACTGCAAGCGGTATAAAAGACCGCAAGAGCAGGCAGAATCGTTAGTGCGATTTCCTTGAGAATGTCATATACTTCATTGCTCATCTTGAACATATCAAAGTCCCCCTTTCGTGATGATGTATGTGACCGCCGCCGTAGCGATCATAGCGATTAATGAGTAAACAAGCTGATTCCAGTTATCGGCGGGTTTCTTTTCGATGTCTGTAAGCCGCTTTCCCTGTTCCTCTTGCTCTTTCTGCATTGCCTGCATCGTTACGACCATCGCCTTGATTGATGCCGCCATATCTGCGATCTGGTCGGTGATTGTTTCCAGTTTGTCTAATCTGTGGTTCTGGCGGTTGTTCTCGTCGTCGATCCGCTTTTGTCTTTCGTCGTACTCGTAGCGGGTGACGTAATCTTTGTCGTCCATCGGCGGTAGTCCTCTTATGAGGGGCGATTTCTCGCCCCGTGGTTAATAGTTGCGAATCTCGAATGTCTGAAATACTGCGTTTGACAGCGCCTGAACTAATTCCTCATCCTGCGCAAGATCGTTCTTGCCAATATGAACAAGTATTCCGTGCAGAATCTCATGTGTCAGTGTTTCCTCAAGAGCCGCACCCTCAAGCGCCTTATTGACCTTTATCTCGCATTTGAGATAGTCAATCTGACCGAAGTGCGTATCCACGTTGAAACTGTCCTCGCAGTATTTGATTTTGTGCGGTACTCCGCAAATAGTTACCTGTTCCATCGTTCTCTTACAAGTCCGTCATATTCTGACCGTGACGGGCGGTTATTAACTGAGTAAAATGGTGCTTTAAGTGGGTTTCGTGAAGCACGGATAAACTGCTCTGCCGTCTACATCGCACTGCCATTTTGCACACCAATCGTAGTACCAGTTATAAAATTTACATTTATCGCAGTTCATCCTGTTACCTCTGCTTTAAATGGTGCTTTAA